TGATGTCGTTCCACTTCAGTGGATCGTCAATATCATAAATAAACGGAGCGAGCCGTGTTTCCTTACTCGTTCCGTTGATAACTGATGTCGCTCTTTTTATAAGCTCGTCATATATGCCGCCGCTTTCGAAGTTCGCCGTTGTGATTGATAATAATAACGGCTGACGTCTTGAGCCGAAGGACGATTTAATAACTTCATAGAATCGAAGCCCGGCATTGCCCTGCCACGCTGCGACCTCATCGGCAATGCAGCAAGAAATATTGAAGCCGTCTGACTTCTTTTGTGAGAATGCCAAAGGTTGAGCCGTTGCGTTCTTTGACTCGACATATATGTCCGTTCTTCTCTTTTTTGTTAAGGCGTTAAGCTCGTCCTCTTTGGATATTGATTGCCAAAAAGCATTGAAGCAAAGTCTTGCTTGTTCCAACCTCGGAGCGACAAAATATACTCTTGCTCCGTAATCGTCAAGATACGTCATATATTCGGCGATCCCAGAAGCAAAAAGGGTTTTTCCGTTCTTCCTCGCCACGATTAAGATTACTTCTCGGAATTGTCTGTTTCCGTTATTATCAACGCAACCGAAAACCACCGACAAGAATGCTTTCTGCCATAGTTCAAGTTTTACCAATTGCGGAGCAAGTTCGCCTTCGTGGTGATGGCAGAAATTCTCGATAAACGTTATTGCGAGTTTCGCCTTTTTTGCGTCATAAAAAAAGAGCTTCTTTTCAAGCCCTTTAATTACAAATTCATACCAAAGTTTTATTTTCTGACCGACTACAATCGAGCCGTCTTGTATTCCCTGGTAATATTCAAAAATATAATTATTCATCGGTCAACTCTTCTAACTTTGACCTCGTTTTCATCGGCGGAAGCATTTTGCCGAGTCTGTCGATAACGGCAGTATAAACCTTCATCATCGAATTGTATGCTTGTATATCTGCTGAAATTTTTCTGCCGTATTGATTTTCACCGTTTTGATATTCGTCTGTTACACCCGAGGAGTTTATCAAATCCTGCAAGTCCTCAAGCGTGACTTTCATAAACGCCGCATTTTCTATTAAAGGAGTACACAATTCGAGCTTATTCGCAGGTAGCGAAGCATAAAATTGCTTCATTCGTTTCGCTTCAGCCTTAATACGATTTTCTTTCGTCATTTTCAATTGTTACACCCCTTTATAGATTTATTCTCGGTTTTTCTTAACTCTCCCCGTCGGTCCGCAAACGATGTCGCAGATTTTGAAATAAGGGGGGGCTATAAGATAACTTTTCCGTTTTTATCTATCTTGTATCTGTGAGTATTTTTCTTAATGTGTTCTTGATTGTGACAATCCCGACATAAAGCTTCAAGGTTGTTGAAGTTCAAAACTATTTCTGGATTGTTTATATTGCTCGGTGTTATATATATCTTGTGATGCACTATAACCGCCGCCTTGATTATTCCTTGCTTTGCACATCTCTCACATAATCCGCCTACGCTTCGCAGATATGCCTCTCGGCATTTCCGCCATCGCATTGACTTATAAAATTCTTTAGCATATTCTTTCATAATAAAGGAGTGATGCCCTCAAGATTTTACTTGAGAGCATCTTGGGTAGAGGTGAGTAATAATGAACAAACAGCCCTATGTCTGATATTGTCGGTGACGGAGCTTACGCTCCGCCTTGAGCAAGGAGAGTGGAGCGTGCCTTAATCAACATTCCACGCTATCATAATAACACATAATTTCGTTACATATGTTACATCTTTCAAATGCAATGATTTTTGAGGTATCTGTGTACCGTAACCTTGCAATTGCTTTCTGTCTCGACCGATGATATTTTCGCCGCAACCTCTTCCCACTTTAAGCCTTCAACGAAGCGGTAATAGAAGATTAAACGTGTTCTTGTGTCGGTTATGTTATTTATGTACCTCATTATTATTCTCTGCTCCCGAATACGTTCTTGCATTATCCCTTCAAGCTCCTTCTGAAGGTCGATGTATTCGCTGATTACTTTCCCGAGCTTGTCGGAAGCGTTCCCCTTTGGCATTCCCGAGAGGTTGACGTTGATGCTTTCCGCTTCGTCCTTCAATGTTTGAATTCGTCGGCGAAGCTCGTCAACTTCTCTCTGTGCGTGTCGGTAATTGTTCAATTGCTCAATTGTCATCGTCCGCCTCCGTTGAGTCGTCCTCTGCAACCACATATTCAATCGCCGATGTTTGAATGATTGCGGTTATTTGCCCTGCCGTGCAAAACTCCACAAAATCACTTCTGACAAACACCCTGTCAGCTCTGACATATAAGTCTGCTCCCATAATATTTGCAAGCCTTATTCTGTATTCCCGTACTTTTTGCGGCATAAAATCCGTTGAAGGAATAAATGCCGTTTCCTTTTCGTTTTTTCTTTTTCTCATATTTCAACCTCCTATGCATTGTTGTACACCTTGATTATTCCCTCGTTTTCGTGCATTTCAGCACAATCAATGTTTGCAAACGTGCCGTCCTTGAATTTAATTAATAGTCTGTTCATAATCACTCCATTAAGTTTTTAAAAATGAGTTCCAAAACGCCAACACAGATAGAATTCCCTGCCTGTTTATACAACTGACTATCACTATTGACTTTGCTTGCCTTGTCAAATTGCTCGTCCGTGAAGTCCATTAATCGCCAACATTCCTTTGGTGTGAGCTTTCTGATACGGACTTGTCGGTCAACATAATATCGTTTCGTCATTTTTCATTCTGCACCTCTATAACTCCCGTCATTGTTTGATTTCCAAAGCCTTTATAATCTCTCGCCATAAGCGTTGTTGCAACATCTGTCACATCTTCTAATTCTGTTCCTTTGTTGGAGAAGATTCCACCGCAACTATATCCCAACTGTGTCGGTCTAATGAGCCTCTCCCCCCCCCCACGAATTGTCTTTGCGACATCTTCGGTAATTGCCGTTACTGTGCCGTGATTTTCCTTAACTGTGGGAGCAATTCCTTCCGTATCGACAATTCGGCTTGCATCGTGTCCTGACGGAGAATAGTTTCCTCTTACGATTATGCCTTGATTGCATCCGGTCTCAAGAGTCTGTGCTACTTGTTTACCGACTCTGCCTCGTCTTGTCTGCGAATCGGGAAAGGAAAGATTTATACTGTCTCCGTCATAGGCATATTCATATCCGTCTTTCGTTGCCGTTTTAATCGGTACGCCCTCGTCAACGAAATTGCCTGTCCAATTTTGATTACCGCTTGATGTCAACGGGCAGTGTATTTCAGAGGAGTCTTGATTAACTAACTGTGTGTACCCACCAACACGCTTCATAACGAATTTCAATGCCTTGTCCTTGAGATAATACTTTTCGTCAACCTTGTCCTCAAGAACATCCTTGAGCCGTTTTTCAAGCGGAAACGGAGCAGGGAATTCATACAAATAATCACCGAGTAAGGAAACCATAAAACATCTGTTTCTGTTTTGCGGAATTCCGTAGTTCTTTGCATTCATCAGTTTGTAGTAATTCTTATAGCCTTTGCTTTCAAGAAATCTGCACCACTCAAAGAAATCGTCACATATAACTTGAGGCACATTCTCCATAAGAAGCACTTGCGGTAACTCGTCAACCTCGTTCAAGAGCCGTTCAACTTCCCATAAGAGTCCGCTTCGTGTTCCGCTGCCTTTTGCCATTCCCTCTTGTTTTCCGGCAAGTGAAAGGTCGGTACAAGGAAACGAATAGGTCATTATGTACATATACTTGTCCGTGTCCTCAATTCCCAAGTCGGCACCGTGTAACTCCGTGATGTCGCTCGTCTGAAAGTCCGTGCCGTGAATGGCGTTGTATGACTTAACCGCATACTTGTCAAACTCGCAGATTTTATATGCGCCTTTGAAATTACATAAACCCTCGTCTGCCAAACGGGAAAGGGCAGCGCACTGTGCGCCGATTCCGGCAAATAATTCTATCAAGCGTATCGGCATATCCTTCGGTATCTTAAACTCCTTGCTTCCGTCAAAAAACGAAATTTGTTTTTCAAATTCTTTCATATTTCCTTTATCCTTATCTGCCACATATAGAGCATCAGCTTTCGCTTGATTATGTACTCCTTCGTCCTCATCCCTTTAACATCCTCGCAAACGTACTTGCCGCTCCGTATATCAAGGTAATAAAAGTCTGCCTTATATGAGCATTTCCGTTCAACGAGCTTCCCGTCTATGTACTGATTCGGGATTAACACGAATTCCTTCTGAAGCTCAAGCTCGGTTATTTCCCCTGCTCTCTCAAGCAGCTTTAACTCGCAATATCGGTTAGCTTCTCTCTGCGAGTCAAAAGTGATGCCGTCAATTGTGGTCTTTCTGTTTCCGTACTTACTCATCGTCCTCATCTTCATTCTCAAACAGATAATCGAATGCGCCGTCATAGAGTAATTCGTAATAACGTTCAAGCCATTCTGAAATCTCTTCCTTTGTTTTATTCTCGTTCATTTTTTCCTTCCTCCAAAAGCATAAAATAAAACTCAAGCTCGTCTTTCAGTTTTTCCTGTGTGAGAGGCTTACTCGTCTGTGAATGAAACACAACCTTGTCCTCTGCCTTATCAACAATCATTGTGTGATAGTTT